GGTAGTTACAAGTGAGGATAAAGCGAGCACTGGCATGATAAGTTTCCATGACCCCACGTAGGGCTGCTTGCCCATTAGGGCTAATATAATCTGCTTCATCTAATAGTACCACTTTAAAGTTGCCAAATGGCATTGTGCTAACAAACGTTGTAATCTTATCGCGAATAGTATCTACAGAGTTTTCGCGACTTGCGTTAATCTCTAACACATCGTATTGATCAATCTCTAATTCGTTAATCAGGATCTTTGCCAGCGTAGTTTTACCTACACCAGGAGCACCTGAGAATAGCAAATGAGGAATTGCACCAGATTTCACCCACCCCTGTACTTGTTTCTTCTGTGCTTCATCACGAAACACATAGTCCGCTACAGTACGCGGACGGTACTTTTCAGTCCATAGTTCTTTCATAGTCGTATAATACTATTTTTCAGAGAGTTTGTCAAGAAGAATTTCATGCTCCCATTCCTTCTCATTTGAAAAGGTAGGAGCATTATTGTAGATTTGTTCTAATAAATGTTTGATAATAAACAATTCACGCTTGTAATGACTTGCAATATATCCGTCGTTATATCCTGAATGCATTTCTAAAACTAGTTTGCGTATAGCAAACATAGCATCAGAACCATATTGCGTGCTTGGTTGAAGCATTAGGAATTATGAAGAGATCCATAAATTTTAGCATCCGATTGCATTTTGCCGCCGTCTGCTTCTTTACTCATAGTATCATCAACCATTGGCTCGTCGCTTACAAGCAAGATGTCATTGTTATCAACGCGACGAATAGTTGCTGTTCGGCCGCCTAACTCAATTTCAATACCGCGTGTCCAACGCCCGTGTGCAACAAGAATATATTGTCCAACAGAAATATCTTGTTGCTCCGGACCAACTGCAACTACCATTGCCCAACGAGGACGAACACCTGCTGACTTCATGTCGTCATTAGGAATAAAAATACCACCGCTAGTAAGACGTTCAGAAAAGTTCATATCTGTTACAAGAACATGATCTCGGATTGCGCGAATTCCTTCTGCTTTAACTGGTGCTACATTTAAACTTGCCATTAGATCTTTTTCACTCCTGAACTATCACGTGCTTGTTGACGTGGGCTTTTTAGTGGTTCTTGTTTAACTTGACGTGCTTTAGCAATTGCTGCTGCTAATCCGCCCTTTGCTTGTGGTTCTTCAATGGCTTCGACTGCCGGGTCTACTGTTGGTGCAGGCGGTGCCACGCTAACTGCTTCTTCGGTCGGCGCCTCGACTAATTTTTGAGTCCTAACTGGTTCTTTGTTAGCATACTCTGCTGCAATACTAGCAGCATTTTGCGCTGCTTCTGCCGCACGTTTACTAGAATAAACAACATCGTTGGTTACACGATTACCGATCTGCTTACGATATTGCTTTTGAACTTGTTTATTTTTGCGTTCGATTGTTTTGTTCTGACTATCAATAAGATCACCACGTGCATTAACATTCATATTTCCTACTGCACGTACATCTTCGTTTTGATTTAAAATAGAACCTAAGTCAACGTTTTTGCCTTTTGCTGTTCTATATGTTTTTGCCATTATAGCTTCTCCATTATATACGCATATTTAGCGTAGAAATTCACGTATGTCTAAATCGTAATAAATGCTATCTACACGATGTACACCTAACAAATATAATACATAACTCGCTACACTACTTCCACGACCTACACCCCAAATAATGTTGTTTGATCGCATAGTATCTACTAGGTAAACAAGATAACGTAAAAGGTCAAACAAGTCTCGTTCTTGATATAGAAGTAGTTCTTCGCCTACTCTCTGCAACTCATAATCAGTTTTGCATAAGTTCAATATATGTTTTGCAATATCTAATTGTTTATACTCCGCAGGCATTAACCAACTTTGCTGATTTTGCCTGTGAAATTCGTCGACATCAATGTCTGGTTCGATATATTGTTTTACTATTGTATCAATGGCAGAAATATTTTCAACAAGAAATGTACCGTAATCCTCTAACATAGGATTACGCATTAATTGTTCACATACATCTTTTTCTGTGAATATTTGTTGGCCGTAAACGTCAGTTTTCATCTTTATCAAATGCTAACGAATTGTCCGGAGTAAACTCAACTATATACTCGTAATCATCGTCTTGCTCATTTTCCCATCCTAGATTAACTTCATTCCAGTCTGGGTAACGTGTAATTTTAACAACGTTCTTACCTTTATGCAAGAGCTTTTTGTCAAATTGTTCTAGTGTTGGTTTGCTCCACCAGCTTTCCAATGCAAATGGCCCATCATCTTCTTCATCGCAATGCAAATAATTAATGTAATCACCAAATAAGCTGGCAAGTTCAATGTCTGTAACAATTATGTTGCCTTCGGTAATAGCATTAAACTTACGGAAAAGTGCGAGCTCAATAAACTGATCGTATGGATCACCAGGCAATGTAATAACTGGGATGCCAATATCGATTAACTTTTCAATAGTCTCGGTATTTTCTGAATTAATAAAAACACTTCTTGAAACTTTACCTAAAAAGTATCGGATGCGTTCCATTGCTGTGCTTTGGTTGAAACTATTTTCTGTTCCTGTAACCATATGCATACCAATCTTGTATCTGTTATAACGAAGTTCTCCGTCCATCCAAATACCGGCGGTAAAGTCAAAATCGTAGTTTAATCTTACATTCATGAAATATCAATCTTATTTTTATATTTTTCTTCTTGGTCTTTAGGAAACATTTCTTGTAATTTCTTTTGCATTGCTACATTATATGTTTCTAGGGCCATACTAACTTGATTTGCCAGGTAACTATTACCTGTATTGTATGCAATACCTAACTTATTTGTTAATTCCGTTATCTTACTCTGAATGTCTTCCATTTTCATTTTTGCAATTTCTTCAGTGTTAAGAAACGGATGTTCCATTACAAGTCTCCAGCTTTGCGATTCTCTGAGAACCAACCATCAAATTCACCACCAGGATAACGTGCTTCAAGTTTACGCACATTTTCTGCTACTACATCATTAGGATCTAGTCCAAGTGCGCGGCAAGCATTTATCCAGTACCAGATGACGTCGCCGAGTTCGCGCTTCATGTGAAAGATAGTATCAGTATTTAATGGCTTTTCTTGGAAGAAGATTTTTTTAGGAATTTCACAAAATTCGCCGCTTTCTGCTGCTAATCCAATTGCTGCGGTTATGAGCAGTGGCATATTGACTGTGCTGGTTGTGGCTAGTTTATCAACGGTTTCTAAAAAAGTATCAACGTTGTTTGATTGTTCAGATGTTACGCTTTCTACAAAGCGCATATAAGAATTAAGGTCCATGTATTCTCCTATTTAATATTAGAATTATACATGGACCTTTGTTAAAAGTCAAGTTGTTTATGCGAATGTTGCGCCGTTATTGCCGATACACATCCACTTGCTGTTTAGATACATCAATGTGCATCCTTGACCAATTGTGTCAAACGTAATAGTGCCTGAACCTGAAGTTTTCCAACCGCAGTTAGCAACAGTAATAACCATGTCGCCTGCATCTGCGTTCATTGCAAACACCTTTAGTTGTCCTTCAACACCTGCTGCTAATGTAGCAGTTTCGCCTGCTGATGTAGCAAAGTATGAAGCAGTAACATCTAAACTTGCTGCTGCTGCATCTGCTAAATCTTCTGAATTGTAGCGAACGTTTTCTTTACCGCGATTTAAATCTAGTACAGTAACCGTTGAACCGTTGTCATCTGTGCTAAATTCAAAATCGTATGTGCCAACTTCTGGGAAAGTAATTACATTAGAACTAATTCCTGTAATACCATCTACGCCAACTGAAACTGCTGCAGGCAATGTAACTGTGTGACTAACATTACCGACTGTAATGCTTAGACGCACCTTGCTAAATTGTCCAGTTGACGGCCAGTTTGAAAATGCTAAACTGATACTACCTGATGTAGTTACAGTTTGGTAACCGCCTTCTTCAATATCAACAGTTACGGTGCCGCTAACGGTGCCCTTTGCTGTTTTAGTTTCACGCAAGTCTGTTACACGCATAGCAGTAACTTCTGTGCCTGCCATGTCATTATCTAAAGAACTTCCGGATAATGCGCTCTTTAAAATTGCTTTACTCTGAAGGTCTTCAATTTCGGCTTTAGCGTAAGTGAAACTGGTTTTAATATTTGTAAAATTATCACGAAAGCCTTGGCTATCGTTATCTTGACCAGCTACTGGATATGCTGTATCAATGTTATTTGGGTTGATGCTACTCGCCATTGTCTATAATCCTTCTTTGTGGGAACAGTAAATATTTATCGTATACGTCGGTGTACTCATAGATATCAATGTTATAGATAAAGCGTGTACTTCCGCCGTCAAATGTTGTTTCTGTAGTTGAACCTGTATCACCTCGGTCAAAGGTTGTCATGCGAGATTCTAACCACTCATCATTGGCGCTATCCCACTTATTAGCAGAATACCATCCAAGTATATATCTGTCAGCATCAAAATCAATTTTGTTTAACTGTATGCCAAAATCTTCATTGATGCGATATGCTAATTGCTTTGATTTACCAGGAACAGTATAAGCAATCACCCATGCCCGAGTAAAGCCTAATATCTCTCCATTTTCCTGTTTACTTAACATCCAACGTGGTAAAATAGGTGCTACTTGGCCAATATTGTTAATAACAACGTCGCGCATATTTTCTAAACTGTTTGGGTAGATAGTATCAATTTCTGTACTATCGCCTGCATTAACTGGATATTTTAATGTAACGCTTTGTGCTGCGCTTTCGCCATTATTATTAACTTGTGTGTCTATTACTTCTGAATATACAACTTCATATATCACGTTTTCGAGTTCATCTTTTGCTAGCGCAGTTTTAATTTCGCCTAACACAAGACGCTTTCTATAATGATTTCTTACAATAGCATTAACATACTCAGAAAACGTACTTGGCTCTAAACCATATGCATGCTCATACCAAATCTTTTGTCTAACTCCAAACCACGGATCATCTGCACGGTAAATCCATTCTGGGCGGAATATGTCTTGATTTTGAGTTAATTGTTTAAGGAGTTCTCTGTCATTTAACGTCGGAAATGCTTCGATGCGCATACACTGGCATGGCTTATTATAACGTCTATTAACTTCTAATGTAAATGTTCTAGAAACGTTTACAATTTCATCGCTGTTATATGCTTCAACAGTAAACTCAAATGTCATGTCAAATGTAGTTTCGTTAACATCTAAACGTGTACGAATATCTTTGTCAAAGGTAGTTGTACCCGAATCGAGTGCAAATGTTTTATAACTTACACGTCCTGCAATGTTACCACTTGGTAACAATTTTAGTCCTTGAGGCAGTTTGCTATCAGATCCTGATTTTAATCTGTACTGTAAAGGAATGCCTTGACTATGTGTTGCTGCAATATACAAATAACTGGTATCGCCATTATCAATGGCCCCCAAATCTGCATCAACTAACCACGTGACATCAATATCGATATTACCATATACTGTTAATGTAAATGAAAAGTCTTGCGATACGTCTGGTTGATCTTTTTTATAAACACGTAATGTCCAAGAATATGTTAAATCTTGGAACCCAATGTTCGGAATGTATCCAACTAACCATCCTGTAGCACGATCAACATCTAATCCTGGCGGCAAATCACCCGACACAATACGGTATTCAATTTGATCACCATCTGGGTCGTACCCTTCAAATTGATGAGCATAAAAATTCTCATGCCTGTATGAACCAAGGTTCGCAGAATAATTTTCGATATACGGGCGGCGCTGTGCAACTGTGTCAGCTGTAATATAAGTAACATCTGCTGTTTCTTCAATTGTATCAGCAGTCATACTATCTCTGCTGTATACAAAAATAGAGAACGTTCTTAATCTGTATTCTTTGCCGTCGGTTAGTTTAACAGTAAATTGATAACTCTTATTAATTGATCGTGTACTGAAGTCGTACGGAAATTTATCAAAATTTGATCCGTCTCTATCAAACCCTGCAATTGCTGTTGTATCTAAATTAATGATAGGATCAATATATCCAGAAATTAATCCTGTGCGACTTATTTCTAATCCGGCTGGTAACTCTCCACTTGCTATATATGCATAAACAATATCGTTTGGATCCGAATCACTAAATTGTAGTTGGTAACTTACATAGTCACCATCAAAATAACGACCGAGTTCGCCTGCAGGAGTTACAAATTCCGGAACATCTTGACCGACAACGGTAATTTCAAATGTACGATCATTGACACGATCAACTGATCCAGAATCTTTCTTAGTGTATGCTCGAACACTAAACTTCGAAACTACATTTTCTCCTACTTCAAGAGGAACACCTTGTACGCTTGCGATTGCTTTCGGAATGCCGGATATTAAACCAGTTGGGCCAACCTGAATGCCTTCGGGCAGGTTACCCGAGAGTAATGTAAAGTACACAGTACTTGCATCAGGATCTTCTGCCAATAACGGTAATTGAAAGAATTCTCCTTCCTGGATTGTACCTAGACTCCCTGCTGTTGTTAACCAAACTGGTTGCGCCATTTATTTTACCAAGTTACTGCGCTACTTCTACGCCAAATAGAAGTAGAACCATCATAATCTGCAATGCAAACATAAATGTAATCGTTGTCCCAAGCAATCATACCTTGCTTGTCACCTGCTGCACCGGTTACTGCTGTTGGAGTTTTACTTGTTGCAATGATTAATGAATTGTTATTAACTTTAATATTACCGTAAACGCCGCCGTTGTCGATAACAACATCACTATTACCATCTACTGTAATAGCTGCATATACTTCGTCAAAGTTATCATTAATCTTATCGAATGCAGTTCTTAGTTGATCGCCAGTACCGTCATTAGCACTTGATCCAATGTTAACTGTTTGTTTTGCCATAAATTCACCTTATGTTTTTACATATTTATGAAGTTTTATAGCAATTGAAATCCTTGATCAGTATTATAATAGAGTGTGCGGCCAGTGACTAAATGTTCGCAATCCGCAGGAGCACTTACAGTCACGCCATTTGTTGTGTAAGCAAAGCAACCGCCATAATGCATATCGGAGCAACTGTCATAGTGAAACTCTACAACATTGTTGTTTAATTTTATACGCAAGCAAGGTTTTTTATTCTGGTCTTTACAAACAGATGCAATCTGTTTTATTGCTGTTTGGTCTAGCGTCATACCTAACCCTCCATTTCAAAAGAGTGTTAAGTATTTATTTGCGACGAGTAACTCGACCTTTGTTTAGATCATATGGGCTAACTTCAATTTCTACTTCATCGCCCATTAATACCTTAATATTATTTTGACGCATACGTCCGCTAATATAGCCAATAATTTCTCGATTGGTTTCGTTAAGTTTAACGCGAACTGTTGCACCCGGTAGTACTTCTGTTACTACCCCTGTTAATGTAATGTTGTCGTCTTTTGCCATATATTATCTACGCATCTTTGCGATGGCTTCTGCTTCCTCTTGATTAATAACGGGTACAGCATTTGACTTGTGCATAGTTGCAATACCCTTAACTAACGTGCCTGTATATTTCATAGGCTCTGTTTTAGTGATAAAATTGCCTCCTAAATCCACACTAGGGATATGCGGAGTTTGGCGGCGGTAAGGTCCTTCTGAGGGACGATATTCCGCCGTTGTATAATGTTTACTTACCTGTTTTGCACGTACAGGGCTCTTGCCGTGTACGTAGTCAATGTACTGCTCAAGCGTTAGACGTTCGGAATGTCTGTGCTGCTGTTTCAAACGCTTGTTATATTCGCGATGTTCTTCAACATAACGCTCGTAGTCGATTCGAGTAATTTTACGTTTACTCTTAGCGACACGAGTCGTTGTCATGCCTTTAACAAGATGCATTGTCATTGATCTTCTACCTTTGAAAGTGTCCAAGTACCGTCTTCATTGTCGGTCCATTGTAACACAGTACCATCATTCCAGTCAAGCTCCTGTAGTACTTCTTCTGTGAATTCTAACATGAGCTCACCAGTATCCGGGTCTTCAATAACAGGTAGAGTATATTTAGACATAATTACATCGCGTCTTTTTCAGCAGTGATTTCCGCACGGCGAGTCTTAGCGAGCTTGGTAATTTCCATTAGTGCTTTGCGGGCACGAGCTGCTGCTGCCTTAACTTTCTTATCTGTAAACTTTTCGTTTTCTGCAATGTATGCTTCGTACGTTGCAATAATTTGTTCATGGGTAGTCATTGTATTATCTCCTATATTACCACCACAACATGGCCACACCAAACCCAAATACATTCACACAAGCGAAGTACATAGTTAGCATCATTGGCCATGCAAGTTCTCTACGATAGTAGCCATAAATTCCAAACAAACTGCCAATGAAGAATCCTGGGTAAACAATAGTCATATCAGGATCATCGGCTGTGAATGCTAGTGTTAAACTAGCTGCTACAGTAAAGATAAACGAAAGCATCTCAAAATAAAACGCTACTGCGTCTAGATGATAGCTTTTCTTTAAAAATGTTACAACTTTTTCCATTAGTGTACCGTTACGTCGGTTTGATCTCGAAGATCAATTCCAGTGATCTTCTCGTGATCATCAAAGAACTCATTGTCAAATTCTACAATCATGTTATCGTATTGTTGACAAACTTCTTCACCAACGTTAAACAGTCGCATCATGGCTCCCATATTCGCACCTTCAACAATCTGGCTCATATACAGAACTCCCATAACACGAATAATGGATTCGTGAATAATTTCACTTAGATGGTCGTCGTAACTTACATTCATGTGTGAATATTTATTCACTGACCATCTTGTCCAGGTGTTTTTCAATAAACGCTGCTACACGAGGATCTGTTTCCTTGTTAGTGACCACAGCATTATTGATATTATCAGTTAATGTAGCACGAGCAATACGGCGATTGTCTTCGCGAGTTTTATCAGCGAGCTTCATATCAATTGCTTCTCGCTCTTGCTCAGTCCACCCAAAGTCTTGTTCGCGTAGCCAACGACAAGCCTGCAATTTAGTCATTGGTGCTTGCAGTTCGTACAGCTTAATGTCCGTACAACCAGCCTTGTCTAAAGTCTTAATACGTGAAACGAAATCGTTTGCGTAGCGTACCTTGCATGTACCGTCAGGATTAACCGCAGTACCTACTACTGTAAATTTCTTTTCCATTGTTTCCCTCATCTTCTTGCGATTTAAATTTTAATTAATTTCCCAGTTTGAAAGGTTGTAATAGTTAAAGTTTTCACGTCCTTTCATTTTATGGATATTGTAGTATCCGTGTACAATTACACGGTTGTTGTTTGCTGCAATGTGTCGTTTAAACAATTTACGCAGCGGGTTATACAGTTCAATATCAATTTTCGCAATGCTGCGATCCTCAGTACTAAACCAGTATTCGTAACGCCTGGTATCTTTAGTATGTCGCTTTGTTATTGCAACAAAAGTTAGCTCATGAGTTTCTGGCTCAAATAACAAATTACCAGTGTTAGTTTGCGGCAATGTACGCTCAACTGGATAGCGTTCAGCAATGCGATCAATTGCACAGTCGTACTCGTAAAAGTCTGGTAGTCGCACCATCATTCCAAAATAGTCAATTGGAACTTCTGTAATACAATCTGTAGCAAAGGTATATAACTCGTTGCGAAACTTGCTTACTTCGTCACCTTTAAGGCGCTGTACCATAATTTTATCCTTATAGTACTTGCGGATCATACGTGCTTCAGCAATATGTGTGTTGCTTGGCGGGTATATATCTTTCTCTGGGCCCATAAGCAAATCCTGCCACATCGGCCCGGCATCACGATCATCTTTTACACGGTGTACGTTACACAAAAAATATGCAAGTACATCAACATCAGCAGCTACGTGCGTTGGGTATTCAAAGTCTTCAAACAACCCAACACCTGGTTCCTTTGTATGTACTACTTTAAGCATTAGTGAATAGTCCGAGTAAATGCCCAGTCGTATCCGCGTTCAACTTCATCGTATGATACGTCCACTACACGGTTTGGGCTAGAGCAAGCAATTAGTAGCACGTTAGCAGCATCAATGAGTTCTTCCTTGCTGTCTGCAAAACTACGCAGTTCGTTAAACCACATGTCTTCAAGAGTGTTATACTGATAGTCTTCGAGCCCATATGCAATGGTATCAAAGTCAGTTGTTTCGCTAATGTAATCCATTTTAAGACTCCTTAGTTAACACCAGACATATGCGATGCATTGCACATAGAACCAATTTTTGATTCAAGCATAGATTCGATTCGCTTAGAATGATCTTTTGTGCAAGGTAACTCAAGATA